GTTGGATCGACCACAGAACTGCAATCATTATTAAAAGATAAATTAGATAGTACTAATTGAAGCGGCTACACCGCTATTATCTTTGATTGACAAAAAAAGTCAACAGCTATGACTGAAAATTATCTTGGTAATAAGAATCTAAAAAAAGTAGGTGTTACTGTTGAGTATACTCAGGAGCAAGTGGAGGAGTATGTTCGTTGCGCAAAGAATCCAATCTACTTTATAAAAAACTATGTAAAGATCGTCCACGTTGATCGTGGATTGGTTGATTTTGATCTTTGGCCGTTTCAAGAAGAAATGGTTCAAAAGTTTGGCGATAACAGATTTGTTATTTGCAAACTGCCTCGTCAGGTTGGTAAGACCACCACAGTAGCAGCTTATATCCTATGGCAAGTGCTTTTCAATGAGCAATACAGCGTTGCTATACTAGCAAACAAACTCGCTCAGGCCAGGGAGATCCTAGGCCGTATACAGACTGCATATGAGCATCTTCCAAAGTGGCTACAACAAGGTGTTAAGGAATGGAACAAAGGTAATATAGAACTTGAGAATGGCAGTGAGATACTAGCTTCAGCAACATCATCCAGTGCAATTCGAGGTACATCTCAGAACTTGATCTATTTGGACGAGTTTGCGTTCGTACCTAACAACCTACAAGAAGAGTTTTTTGCATCGGTATTTCCAACAGTATCATCTGGTACCACTACAAAGGTACTGATAACATCTACCCCTAACGGCATGAATATGTTTTACAAAATATGGGTAGATAGTGAAGAAGGTAATAATGATTATGTAAGGCACGATGTCCACTGGTCTGATGTTCCAGGACGAGATGAAAAGTGGAAACAAGAGACCATTAAAAATACAAGCGAAGAACAATTCAGCCAAGAATTTGAATGTGAGTTCTTAGGAAGCACCCACACACTCATAAATGGTAGAAAGTTAGCACAAATACCATTTAAAAAACCTATAAAATCTGTCAACGGGTTCGATATTTACGAAAAACCAAAACCAGATCATTTATATGTAATTACAGTAGATACATCTAGAGGTGTTGGGTTAGATTACAGTGCATTGGTAGTGTTCGACGCAACTGATATCCCTTATAAAGTAGTAGGAAAATATCGATCAAAAGAAATATCTCCTATGTTTTACCCAGACGTTATTGTTAACGCGGGTAAGATGTATAACGATGCTTTTATACTTGTTGAGTTAAACGATTTAGGCGAGCAGGTAGCATCTATAATCCAACAAGATCTAGAATATGAAAACATATTAACAACTAGCGTTAAGGGTAGAGGCGGACAGCAGGTGGGAGCAGGATTCTCTCATAGAATCCAACTTGGTGTTAAAACTACCAAAACAGTAAAGAGAGTTGGTTGTTCAAATTTAAAAGATGTAGTAGAGAATGACAAATTAATTCTAAACGATTATGACCTACTACAGGAACTGAGTGTTTTTATAAATAAAAGGAACAGCTTCGAGGCTGAAGAAGGTCACCACGATGACCTAGTAATGTGTGCTGTTTTATTTTCGTGGTTAGTTAGACAAGAATTTTTTGTAGAGCTAACTGACAACGATCTTAGAAACAGAATGTATCTTGAAAATCAAAGAATGATTGAAGATGATGTATTACCTTTTGGTATATTAGATGATGGCCACGAAACACACGAATTGGAAGAAAACGGTCCTTTGGGTTACACCTATAGTGTTGAAGATACCGTAGACTTTTAATTTTATAAATATACGAGATATCCAAATAACAAGGAGATACAAATGGCCTTCCAAATTTCTCCAGGAGTCAATGTAAGTGAGATCGACCTCACAGCTATTGTTCCTGCAGTACAAACGACTGCTGGTGCTTTTGCCGGTCAGTTCCGTTGGGGTCCTGTTGAACAGCGAGTATTAGTGAGCACAGAAGCTCAATTTGTTGGCCAGTTTAACAAGCCTAACAGTACGTACTTTAAAGATTTCTTCACCGCTACCAACTTTTTGGCGTATGGTGATACTCTGTATGTAGTTCGTATTAACAACAGCGGTCTTGCTAATGCAATCACGGCCGGTAACAGCTCTATTACCCTGGTAAAGAGCGAAGACGACTACGAAAACAACTTCTCATCAGGTATCAGTGGCGTAGGTAACTTCGTTGCCAAATATCCTGGTGATCTAGGTAATTCATTGAAGTATTCAGTATGTCCAAGCAACACTGCTTTTGAATCTACTCTGTCAGGTACATATACTGCAGTAAACGGAAACAATGGCGTAGTATTCTCAGCTAACCAAGCGGCCGTGATTTCTGTTGGAGATCTTTTGCTTCTTGGTCCAGATAAAGAAGAGTACAAAGTAGCAACAGTTGATGCTGGTGGATTGTCTGTAACGTTGGAAGATGAGTATAATGGTAATACTGTTAACTCTACATCCAACCTTAAGCGACGATGGGAATACTTTAACTTCTTCTCAGCCGCTCCAGGTACATCGCCATGGGCTACGACTCGGGGTGGTGTCAACGATCAGATCCATATCGTTGTAGTTGACGAAGATGGTGCGTGGACTGGTGTTAAGAAGCAGGTAGTAGAACGATATGAAGCTGTTTCTCTTGCTGGCGATGCTAAGAGGGATGATGGTTCTACCAACTACTACAGAGACGTGATTAACCGTCAATCAAAATATATGTGGTGGGCCGCTCACGCTTCTCAATTTAGCAATGCTGGTTCTGCTGCACTTGGCACAACGTTTAGTGGTGGTAATGTACCGATCACTCAATCTTTTGTAAGTGGGGCAGATGGATCCGCAGGAACGTCAGGTCAATATCAGAGAGCTTATGATTTGTTTAAGTCTGCAGAAGAAGTAGACATTTCATTGATTCTTGGTGGATCAGCCACATCAGCAACCGCAATTCACTTAATCAACAACATTGCTGAATATCGTAAGGACTGTGTTGTATGTCTGTCACCAGAACAAGCAGACGTAGTAAATAATACTTCTTATGTAAATGCTCAGGTTGATGACATTGTTGAGTTCCGTCAGACGCTTCCATCTACATCATATGCTGTACTTGATAGTGGATATAAGTATCAATACGATAAGTACAATGATCAATACCGATGGGTACCGTTGAATGGTGATATTGCAGGTACAATGGTACGAACAGACACCGTTCGTGATCCATGGTATTCACCTGCCGGCCTTAATCGTGGACGAATCAAGAACGTAATTAATCTTGCTTTTAATCCAAACAAGACCGCACGTGATCAACTTTACAAGAACGGTGTTAACCCAGTAACGACTTTCCCAGGCGAAGGTACTATCCTGTTTGGTGACAAGACGCTGCTAGGTTACCCAAGCGCATTTGACCGAATCAATGTACGACGATTGTTTATCGTACTTGAGAAAGCAATTGCAATTGCTGCAAGGCAGAGCTTGTTTGAGTTTAACGACGCATTTACTCGAGGACAGTTTGTCAATCTTGTTGAACCATTCTTACGAGATGTTCAAGGTCGTCGAGGTATTTTCGACTTCCGAGTAGTTTGTGACGAGACTAACAACACACCCGAAGTAATCGATCGCAACGAGTTCATTGGAGACATTTACGTTAAGCCAGCGAGATCAATTAACTTTATTCAACTTAACTTTGTTGCTGTTAGAACTGGTGTCGAGTTTGAAGAAGTCGTCGGACAGTTCGGATAATAAAGGAGAATAAAAATGCCGTTTAACGTTAACGAATTTAAAGGCAAGCTAACAGGAGGCGGGGCGCGCCCCGCTCTCTTTGATGTCAAAATCTATGGACAGGGTGTACCGAGCACTGAATTTCATGCTCGTGCCACACAGATACCTCAGTCTACACTTGGTCAGGTAATTGTTCCTTACTTTGGACGTCAGATTAAACTGGCCGGCAACAGAGTCTTTGATGATTGGACAGTAACTATTATCAACGATGAAAATTTTGAGATCCGTAACGCTCTTGAAAACTGGAGTGCTAAAATTAATCAGCACATTGGTAACACAAATACTCTGGGTGCTGCTAAGGCCTCCTATCAAGGTACTGCTGAAGTTACACAGTATGGCCAGGAAGGTGATGAAAAAGGAAAGTATCTTTTTTCCGGAATCTTCCCTACCGCCATTTCTCCTATTGACCTGGCTTGGGAAGCTGAGGCAGTGGAGGAGTTTACGGTGACATTTGCTATCGATTATTGGCAGCATTTTGAGGCCGGGTCGACACTTAGCTAAGGAGTAGCAAATGGCTAATGAACTTTATACAGCTGCTAAGGAAGACTTTTTGACGGGCAACCTAAATCTGTCTTCTAATACCATTAAGATTATACTGGTAGATAATGCTGTATACACACAGGCTACGGCTCACACGAGCCTAGCCGATGTACCTGATGTAGCCAAAGTTGCAACTGCTAACTTGACTAACACATCAGTTACTGGCGGTGTGTTTGATGCAGATGATGTAACATTTACTGCTGTCACTGGTGCTAATTGTGAAGCTCTTATCATCTACCATGACAAGAGTGCAGATGGTTATGCAAACTCAACAATGCGGTTGATTGCCTACATTGATACAGCTACAGGCTTACCTATCCTACCTAACGGCGGTGATATTACAGTTAGGTTTTCCAGCGCAAACACTAAAATCTTCGCTCTGTAATAATCCGCATATGACGAGGTCCATAAATACTATGGACCTCCTTTTATATCTTTGAGGACCCACTCGTGGCAGAACTCTTCGGATTCAAAATCACAAGGGCAGATACTGAGCAAAAAGAAGAGCTCAAAACCTTTGTCCCTCCCCAAACCGATGACGGTGCAGTTGAGATCGCTCCTGGCGGCTCATATGGCACCTTTGTCGATCTTGACGGTACCGCAAAATCAGAAGCAGAACTGGTAACTAGATATCGTGAGATGTCTATGCAGCCGGAATGTGATTCTGCGGTCGAAGATATTGTAAATGAAGCTATTGTAATGGATGATGAAAATCCCATTGAAATAGTTTTAGATTCACTCAAGCAACCAGCATCCATCAAGAATAAAATTAGAGAAGAGTTTGAAACTGTTCTAGAGATGCTTGATTTTAGCAACAAAGGTTATGATATCTTTCGAAGGTGGTACGTTGATGGTAGAATATATCACCACATCATTATTGATGATAAGTCTCCAAGAGACGGTATACAAGAGCTCAGATATATCGATCCCAGGAAGATAAGAAAAATAAGAGAGAAGTCCAAAAAGAAGGACCCCCGCACCGGTGCTACCATTTACAATAGAGAAGAAAAAGAATACTATCTCTATAATCCAAAAGGGATCACATCTTCAGCAACCCAGGGCATTAAAATTGCGGTAGATAGTATTAGCCATGTTCACAGTGGACTAATGGATACTAGAAACAACATGGTGCTTGGTCACCTGCACAAGGCAGTTAAGCCACTTAACCAGCTCAGAATGCTTGAAGATGCAACTGTAATCTACAGACTAGCAAGAGCACCAGAGCGTCGAATCTTTTATATCGACGTTGGTAACCTGCCTAAAATGAAGGCAGAACAGTACCTTCGAGACATGATGGTCAAACATAAGAATAAGTTGGTGTATGACGCTGCTACAGGCGAAGTACGCGACGATCGTAAGTTTATGACGATGTTAGAGGACTTTTGGTTACCGCGCAGAGAAGGCGGT